GGCTACTCTGCGTTTGTATAGGGCTAATGTCGCCTGTCGGCGGCCCCCGGCATCCAGCCGGAGACGGACCATCGGTCCGTATGGGCCCTAGCCACTACGTAACCACCAACCTTCCTGCGCTTTCGCCACGGAACCTCAGGTCGACCAAAGCTCGTCGGTAGTACTCGATGCCACACTTCTGGGCTCTTCTGTGTCCCAGTTGTGCGGCGCAAGTACCATTGATTTGCTCTGATCGCACCGCTATTCCATACCTTTTCCTTATATTGGAATTTCAGCATGGTAAAACGATAAGTTCCATGTTGATTACGGTACAGGGGTGAGGACTTCCACCCGTAGCACCGCGCAAGTCTGTCGAAATCCCGCGCAAAGCGGGCCTGCAAACCTGCATCTTCAGGAAAGTCGTCCGGCACAAATCGGATCTTGATGTTGTACCGATCCAACACCTTCCCCAGGTACTCCCATAGATCTTTGCCGTACGCATATTTCAACTCCCCGAAGTACTGAATGTACTTCGGTATAAGAGAGTTGAACAACACATACAGCCAGGGTTCAAGTGAGCCTAAGGATGTGCTGTGTGGGGCCTTCAAACTGAAAGGCCTAGTTGGGTATCCCATGAGGTAATCACCCCCACAGGATTCTCTGAACCGCTCGGTTCCCCAGTAGCTCTTCTCAGAGTTTACAGAGAAACCTACCCCCTCAAGCACCGTCATATAGACCTGTGCATATTCGGAGGGCACGATGCAATCGTCACCGAAGACCGACACGTCACGCCTCTCGAGCTGGTTAGGCTCGGGAAACATGGTGTACGAGTCGGTATCCTCGGTTAAAATCACGGCGTGCGCATAAGCCCAGAAGACGAGGGTCTCCAGCGGAAACGTTCCCGCGTTACCCATACTTGAAAAAATCTCTGCCTTCGTCCATTCACCCAAAACTTGGATGTTCGGACTCCGGCAGATATCAAGCGCCCAGAACCAATCATGTGGCAAAAGCCACCTGACCAATTCGTAGGATACACTGTCTGACGCACTAGACCAGTCAATCGTGGCTAAAGCCCCGGTTATACTGGCCATCTGTGCTAAGAACTTATGTGTATTGGGTAGAGTCTCGACGTCGAGTCCGGCTGCTCGCAGGCGATCATACATCACCCCCATTAGGCCTTGCTGCATATAAGCATCGCAGCTAGCCTCAGGGATGACAGTCCGCCTTTTGCGAGCGTCCTTACTCACCGTAGTGGCCCGAGTGCCTTGAACGATACGATACTTAGGGTTACAATGTGTACCCCTGTCGCGATTGAATTGCTCGATCGCCGAGTGTAACTGAAAGTTCCACTCCAAGTACCGCTCGAACAGGCGCTTGACCCGGACAGTCGTTGTCATAGGATAGGTGAATTTCGCTTCTGGCGAAGTATCCGCGAAGGGTACTCCAACAGTAGCACCTCCTGAGGTTTTGCACTTCAGGAACCACTCATCCTCGTCCAAAGACCCGAGACACTGGCGAGCTATCGCCCGCGCACGCAAGTGGATTTTATCCATATACGTGCTGTGCTGGTTTATTCGTGGCGACATCCAGGGAAGAGACTCAACGAGTCCCCTATTGATGCGTGCCATATAGTGGTTAACTGCCTTCCATTTCTGGAGAGCAGCCACTTCCAGCGCATTCATGTCGAGGTCCTGCGGTTCGTACTTTTTTAAGAGTTCGTCCCGCTGACAACGGATAGCGTAAGCTAGTCCTGGCTCTAGACTCCCGTGCTCTTGCAATGGGAGACTTAGATCTCGGTAGATCGCCTGACTAATCCCTGTTGAGATTTCATCAGGTGGAAAGAGCGATTTACTACTACCCTTCCCATTTGAAGCCTTTCCCTTCTTCGCCTTGCGGCGATTAGCGCTGCCCTTGCGGGCTTTGCGAGAGGGACCGTCTTGCGACGGGCCTTTACGGCTTCGAATCGGGCGCTGACCCTCCATTGACTGAAGGATTTTGCGATTTCTCATCTTCATCAGAAATTTCTCCTGGTGTAGGTGTGAGGGGACTCTCGCGTAAAGCACTCTCTGCCGTACCCCAACCTTTTAAGGTTGGTTCCGGCCAATGGGAGTGCTCAAAACACGCGACCCCAACGCAGAACGACTCGTCGATTTTCTGGTTTCGACTGTCTATGGTCT